TTCCCAATCAGATCGGGAGCTTTTGTATTCTTGATAACTGTTTTGTAATTCTGATGCGAGTTCTTGTAAAACGTCTTCTTCTATAAACTCTGCTAGGTTTGCTTCGTGAAACTGTCCGCCCTCCATGGCTTGTGCTCGTGGGTCAAAATTTATTTCTGCGCCGCCATCGTCTGTCATTTCAATATCGACAGCACCGCCTTCTTGAAACTCTTCTGGTTGAACTGCAACCTCTACCTCTTCATCCAAAAGAATATTTTCTTTTGGCATGGTGTCCGTGTTTTTTTCTATGGCCATTTTATCCTCTATTAAAAAGCATGTTCAACAAATCTCGAATATCCATATCCGCAGGTTGTTGTGGCTCTGGTCTGCCTCCACCTGGAGTTAAAATATACGGAAGATCAAATTCGCTTTGCATGAAGTCTTCGTCTCTCATTACAGGAAAACCTTCTTTGTCCAAAAGAATATCCTCTGGACTAAGCACAGGTTGTGATTTTTCTAACTGTTGCACTTCTACTGGTATAAGAGGTGCAGTTCCCTCTATACGTTCTGCTCCTCGTCCAGGGCCTTGAATTCTTGCTCTGTCTTGATCAACAGCAAATGATCCTAATATGCCACTTATCAAAGAACCTAGTCCTCTTAACATTGTTGGGTTAATTATCATTTACGTCACCTCCTTAGTAGTACGTTCTTTGTTCGTGTGATACTGCTTCATCTTCATAGTCATCTGGATGATCAACAAAACCACCTTGTCTAAATCTCATTACGGCTTGAGTCATGCTATCCACTAAGTCATCATGTTCACCGAGTGGAAATGCAGCGCACTCCTCTATAACCTCTTCAGCAAACTTTGCGTCTGGCGCCCAGACTTGCCCCGCTTCAAATAACGGTGCAACAGAGTTCACTCTAGTATGTTTATCATTTCCACGGCTAGGTGTAAAGTTAATAACTGGTATTCCCAGCTTGCGCATTTCATAGGTCAATGGCAGCCCTGATGCTTTACCCTCGATTATCACAGACTCTGGTTTCCAATAATCATACTGCTCTTTTGCAACGCGCCTGAGCTCTGGAAACTCCAGTCTATCTTTCATGGCATCAACCAGGATAAGCGCCGGTCCGCTGTCCTCGCTTGGATAAAACACGCCCCAGGTTGTGATCGCAGAAAAGTCTGATGTTTCTTTTTTCATAAAAGCTGTATCGTAGGACTGTATAACATGATGCAATGGTGGTAGCTCTTCTTTCTCCCACAGGTTCCACCACTCTCTTTTGATAATAGATCCTTCTTCTGCCGTGGGATTTTGCTGGTATTGTGCGTTCCATTTTTGTATACTTACGGATGCCTTTACAGCTTCTAACTCTTCTTTTTTCCAATATCCAGGCCAGACTGGTTTACCCGAAGGCAAGATCGCAGGAAACTCGATTACTTCCCACTGATCTGCTTTTGGCTCTTTTTGTGCACGTTGTAATTTACCTGTTAAGTCAGCTACGTTCCATCTAGTCATCACAACAATGATACGACCGCCTGGCTGCAAACGTTGTCGTGGTCCTGATGTATACCACTCATACACACGATCAAACGATGCGATGTTCATCGCGTCTTGCTCCGAGTGTGGGTCATCAATGATAAGTAAGTCTGCACCACGGCCCGTGATGCTTCCGCCAACACCCGCCGCATAATATTCACCGCCCTGGTCCGTTTCCCATTTACCTGCAGCCTTGGAGTCTTCTCTGAGTCTTGTGTTAAATATTTTTTTATAGTCGTCCGTGTCCATTAGAGATTTTGCTTTACGACCAAACCTCACGGCTAACTCAGCGTTGTTCGTGGCTTGAATTATTTTTAGATCAGGTTGGTTACCAATCATCCAAGCAGGAAAGAAGTTTGATGCAAACTCAGACTTGGTATGTCTTGGTGCCATATTAATAATTAATCTTTTTATCTCGCCACTTGCAACCTTGTTAAACTTTTCAGACATTATCTTGTGATGCTCGCCCTCTATAAAATCAGGCCACATATATTTTACAAAAGTCAAGAAATCTTCACGAACTGCTTTGTCTTTCTTCTTTTCATCAAGAAGCAGCATAGCTTTCAAATATTCTTTTTTAGCGTCTGGTGGTAAATTATTTATTTGCTCTGGACTTAGCATTTGAAAAATTTTTGCGCAAAATTTTTGCGATTTTGTTTTGAAACATTGAAAATGAATTTAGCCCATATCTATCTCCAAATCAAACTATATATACACATACTGGGACCCCTACCTGACAAAACCGGGGGTGGGGGGTGCTTTTGTTTTTCTTGTTTGCTTTTTGTTTGGGACCCCTACGACTTTTTTGGGCGGGCCCTCCCATAATACACAAGCTACATATAGCGTGACATTTTTGCAACACTACTAGGGGTGGGTGGGTCCCGCTACCACACAAGTGTGGCAGAATTAAGGCAAAGTATAACTAAATTTTATATATAACTTGCCTTAGTTTTGACATGATTTATCTTTACTTGTTATGGGATAAAATGATACAATCACTTAACAAGGAGCAAGCAGCATGAGCAGCACAGATGAAATGATCAAGATGCAAGAAGACGCCGAACATATGCACTATGATGAATTTATAAAAAAATATGGCGTTGAGTTTCAATACGTTTGGAGGGAACACAATGACGCTAGATAAATTAGAAATCGAAAGAGAAGACATCGGGAAAAAAGTTTATCGGATCACGGAACATTACCTGGTTGAAAAAACGTTTAGAGTCTTAGCAAAAGATGAAGACGAAGCGGCGGACAAACTTTTAGAAAATGTAAAAATTGACTGGGACAAAGTCGAAATTGAAAGCGTTGATAGTGACGTTCAATATTATTCAGGCGATTATAATTTTGACAGAAGACAATCTTACTGCGATGGAGAAATCCTGGAGCAAGATTTTGACGAAGACTTCCCGGAATATTATGACAACGACAAAATGAAAAGCGGAGATTGATTATGAAATTTAAAAATGAACAAATCAAACCATTATTAGAAGAGTTAAAACACGCCGATATATTTCGGATTGCTTACAACGCTAAGAAATATAATAAGATGATCATCAGGCATGGCGTATACGACGATAACACAAGGGCCTGGATTACAAAGACCGATGAACTGGCTTTTACTTATTATGATCTAGATCAAAAAGGATATCGGACCGCGACCAATATTTGTTGGTTTCATGGCGTAACTATCATTGACAGGAAGGAAATGCATTAATGGACACAGCTATACTATACGTAATAGGCATCACCGTGGCGGTGATGGTTTTAATAATAGATATAATGACAGGAGGATTATTACTACTATGAGAAAACAAAAAATTATATTGGGGCACTCCGGGCGGGCCCTCCCAGGAGCCGCAAGCATACCAAAAGATTGTGGCAAAATTATGTCAGAAAAAGAAAAAAAAGATAAAAATTTTCTTGCAAGTCATATTCAAATCATTCATTATGGGAAAATAAGACAAGGAAAAAATTAAAATGAATGCACAAGAAAGAAAAGAGATTACCGGCGGACTAAGCAAGCCCTCCAAGATGCCGGGCTACAGTTATAATTTACCGGCCATCCATTGCAAGACGGGCAGCAAACTGGCCCAGGTGCCGGGGACCACGTGCCACGGCTGCTATGCATTAAAAGGGCGCTACCGGTTCCCAAACGTCATGGACGCCATGATGCGCAGGCTCGCAAGCATTCACCGGCCCGACTGGGCGCGGACCATGGCCGAGGATATCAACGCCAGGAAATCACGTCATTTTAGGTGGCACGACTCAGGGGACATACAAAGCGTAAAACATTTATTAAAAATCTTCCAGGTATGTAGAATGACGCCGGACATTGAACACTGGCTACCGACTCGAGAAGCTGGACTATTGAAAAAAATACCCGTGGAACGGGTGCCTGAAAACTTAACTATTAGATTGAGCGCCACGAAAGTGGACGGACCAGCGCCGAACAGCTGGCCGCTAACGTCAACCGTTGTGACTAGTGTATTTCATACGACATGCCCGGCGCCTGATCAAGATAACGAGTGCCGGGACTGCCGGGCCTGCTGGGATAAGAAAGTAAAGAATATTGCATATGGAAAACACTAAATTTTGGCTGGCCTTGTCTATTTACTGCGGGACCGTGGCCCTGGGGATGTTCCTGCTTTACGGTTAAGCAGCAAGCGAGGCTCAAGCTCGCTCCAATCCGCAAGCGCACAAGCACCCGGAGCCGCAAGTCCGTGGGCCGCAAGCTGTCGAATCATGGATCCTGGATAAAGTATCGGGGCACAAGCAACGGGGGTCTCAAGCAAGATAAAGGTATCAGTAGGATGTTTCACGTGAAACGCTATTTGGTGTGGTGAGAAGGTTATTTTTTTACTATTTGTTACTTTAAGCTCAACTGTAAAAAAACCACGCTTTTCAGTGTATCCAACCAGGTCCGGAAAGCCAAAAGAGGCCCAAGATTCTACTCTTGTCCACGTTATGTTCGGGGTATGTTTCTTAACTTTTTGCCAAAATTTAGATTCTTTTTTCAGAGTAAATCACCTTACCGATATGGCTACCAATATCGCTGTCAAAAGTATGATAATTACGAGCAGCTCAAGAGCTAGTATCGTGTGATACCAGATCCATCTTGTCTTATACGCATTGTCAACAGACAAATCTGCAGGGTCTGGGTCTTGTGCTATGTCAGTTTGTGGGTTCTGTTTCCACAATATGTTTATTGCTTTTTTAATCATTCAACTAGGATAACGCACCGATACTTCTCTGCAGCGTTGATAAGTTTGTTCTCAACCAGCTTAATTTCTTTGATATTGAACTCTTTCTGCATTGGGTTTCTGCCATCCGGCAGGACCAACATCACCCCAGCGTTGGCACCTTCAGGACTTTTGCAAAAATTCTGTAGTAGTTGCACCACCATGCTGGTGTTATAGTTCAAATAACCAGTCTTCAGCTGTTTATCTGTTGGGTTAGATAGATCTATTTTTTTCATCTCTTCTTTCCTTGTCCTCTGTATTTTTTGAAATTTCTACGCTTTTGTTTGTTTTTTGGTCTGGACCTGACGCTCTGACCAATAGATGTTCTCTTTTTTGGTCCAGGTATGTGCTCAACAAATAGTTTACTCTTCCTCGCCAACGATCTCTCCTTCAATCAAAACTTTATTATCTTCGTATATTTTTTTCATTTTTGACTCGAGCTCTTCTATTGATAGGTCCTCTATCTTACCAGTCAGACTTATTTTTTGCTCGATGTATAGCCCTGCTGCTTTTCCTCTAGCAACTTCTGCATTCGCCGCTGCGCTGAAAGCTCCCTTAGCAAGAGCCTCTTCGCGTATACGACCGAGTTCTGTGATGTGTTTTTCAAAAGTAATCTCGTATTTTTTCTGTATTTCGGACCTGAGCTCGCCAATGTATTTGACGACGAGTGGGAACTTGTTTGCATTGCGGAGTTCAGACGCGCGTACATGTGCTGACCCTTCAGCATAACCTGCTTCCAAAGCGCATTCAGTTGGTGTCTTACGTCCTTCATTGTAGACCAATAGCTCCGCAAATTTCTTTTGTTGTTCTGATAATTGTTTGGGTAAACCCATGATGTAAAAATAAGTTAATTTACTTTTGATTACAAGTTTATTCTATGATTTTTTTAATTTTAAGTCGGCCCATGTCTTCGTAGAGAGATGCCGTGACCTCGCGGCACTGCATGTATATTCCCTGCTGTTCTTCTCCGATATTTCTAGAAATAATACGTTTCTGCTTAAGACAGTCGCTCAGACCCTCAGTCGGCACCATCTCAATTGTCGAACCGTTTTGTATCATGAGTATTGCAAATACAACTTTAATGGTTTCCATTCTTTCTTTCCTCCAGGTCTATCAGTCTTTCCTCATGAAACTGTATAACCATGTCATTTTTTAATATCATTGGTATCTCTGCTTCCATCTGTTCTTTTAACTTGTCTACGTTTTCGCCAAGATATTCCACGAGCATGTAGAGCTCCTGGACCTGTGGACTGACCATGGCGCCTTTGGGGACACCGTCAATGAAATTGTTAGCAGCTTCTAAATCTTTTTCCATCAATTGTATTTTTGTTTCAATGGTATTTAAGCGCTCAATTATCGAGAAATAGCTCATGGTGCCGACCGCAACTGCAGCCAGGATGGCTAAAAGGTTACGAGCCGGGAGCGAAATTTGTGTTGCGTCCGATAGTTTCATTACAACAACGGATTATCTAATGACGCTTTCAACTCTTCTAGTTTTGCATCAAGAAACTTAATAGCTGCATCGTTTATCTTAGCGTCTGCTTTGACAGCCTCTATTGCTTTGATTAAAGTTTCTATCTTTTCGTTTGTGGTGGATAAATCAACCGTTTCATTAATTACAAACTCTTGGTTTTCTAACTGTGCGATACGATTATTGAACTCACCCCAGGCCATAAAGCCACCACCGATAGCACCAATAACGCCAAGTAGTGCAGCGTAGGATGATAATTTACTGAACATTTCTTGCATTTAATAACTCCATAAGATTTCTATATGCATCACTAGTTTTCTTCTTGTGCTCACGCATTTTTATTTCATGCTGAACCACAGGATCCGTGCCTGCAATGCTTGCTTGCGTAGCATATATGGTTTTGTTATAGCTTGCAAGACTGGCCTGTAGGAAGAAATTTGGATCACCTCCAGGCAGCTGACGCGTGTCAAACAAAGCAGCATTTGTGTTGAAATAACTAGAGATGTCTGGAGCCTGCGCTGATATTTCACGTGACACAATCTCATTGACTACATCGAGCGTGACACTGACTCTCTGCATTTCGTTCTTTATCTTACTTTGTATCGCCTTTTCTATGGCTGCAACTTTTATGTCTAAATCAACTTCCACATCTGAGCTAGGTTGTTCTTGAGTTGGCTCCTGGATTGTCTCTTCTTGTTCGGCAATCTCTGTTGTCGGTGCTGGTTCGTCTGTAACAACTTCTTCGCTACTGGGTTGCTCTGTAATTTCTTCATCTACAATCTCCTCTTCGATTGGCTCTTCTTTTATTTCTTCCATCTCTGGTTTTTCTTCGACCATCGACACCTCCTCTACAATCTCTGGCTCCGGTGCTGGTTCAGGTTCTGTTTCCATAACAACCTCTTCAAAGATTTCTTCTATAAACTCTTCTTGCATCTCTTCTGTAAATTCTTCTGCAAACATTTCCTCCATAACTATTTCTTCCATGTATACCTCCTCCATCGGAGGCAGTTCTTCAAACATCTCTAGTGGTGGTAGTTCATCAAAAAGCTCTACATTAGAATCATTCCAATCTAACTCTTCAACCATGACAACATCGACCGGAATAAATTCTTCCATGACAACTTCTTCGTAATAGTCATCTTCAAAAAAAAATTCAGTCGGCATCAAATCATATATTTCTTCTATTTCTACTTCCTCTTCAAACTCAAACACAGGATTGAACGTGTATTCAATCTCAGGTGGTGGCTCTGTAAATATATCTTCTGGTATTGTAAACTCCATCAACTCAAACTGCTCTAGTTGCTCTTGCACGTCTTCTATCTCGTCTTGACCAGGACATGTCGGTGGGTTCTTTTGCCAACAATAAACCACACTAGTGGACGTTGTGCTTGACAGTGTATTGTAATCAACAGTGACCACTGGGTCCCGCACATCCACGCCTGCATGCCCACCGTTATAATTTTTATTACCCTGTATATCAAAACTAAATCTTACAGTTAATGTGCCGTGTTGGTTTTGTGCGTCTGGTGCAAGTGTGAGTTGATTAGAGTACGGATTGGTTTGGTAGTTGTGGTTTGTTGTATCATGGAACGTTGTGCTTTGTGTTGTTGTGTCAACACCGTTAGTTGCAGTTTGTGTAAGTGTGACTGTTGACTCGACAGGGTTCCACCACCGTATCTGTGCACCAAAGGTAGATGTAAAACCTAATTGTAATTCTTCTAGTGATAAATGATCGTCCGAGTCTATTGTTGTTTCTGCATACTTACCGTGCTTACCAGTCAGCCAGGTAGACTCGTTGATATCAGAACTGTCTGGATACATGGTCCCAACCCAACTACCATCATTAAAAGATTGTGATACTAAATTACCAGTGGTTGCAGGATTACCAGATGTAATGGTTGTGATAGTTGTGGTGTCACCAACGTTAGGTGTATCTTCTAAAATTACCTCGGTTGCACTACTGACGGAGAATATTAGTAGGCTCACCATTGCTATCAAGAATATACTTATCCTTAGCATCCATATCCTCCAATATTTCATTGTCTACTTCTTCCATATATCTTAACGCTGACACATACTCTTCATAGTCTGGTCTTTGTTGGTCATATTTATTCCATTCATCGAGTGCTTCATCACCAATTTTACCGTTAAATGGACATGGTGTGCCGGCATGCGCCATAGCTGAAAAGACTCTGCTGTCTTGACAGAGTATAGATACGGCTGCAACTTTCATATTAAAATCAAATAATAGTTTGGACAGTTTCATTCTTTCACAGTTCATATCTCTTTTTGTAATACCAATGCTGCCACCAATTAATGGCTTTTGAATACCTAGTCCTACACCAACAGTACAAAGATCTTGTGACATTGCGGAGATACCTGGAGCTGATGCAGACGGCACAGTCCTGGTGTCTCCAGTGTAGCTGTTGTTATTGTTTGTAGTTGAATTGTTTGTGGTTGTAGATGATGAGGAGCCTGATTGATAGTTTGTTGTTGCTTCACTGTGATAGCCACCAGTGATTGCAGTGTTTGTAGCTGATGATCCTGTAGTTGATTGTGTGTTGGTTGTAGCACCTGCACCAGTGACGTCAGCAAGAACTGGTCCCATCAAACTTGATAATACCCACAAAAAAAGTACGGTTATTCCTATAGCAATAATAATATTTTTTAACACTTCCACCTTCTCCTAGCTTGTCTGAGTCTAGAATTAGGATTTTTAGCAGCTTTTGGAAATTTCTTCATTTGCCCTGCACTACGAGCACAAAAAGATTTGCGCCTCTTTGCAGCCTTGCTACCTGGTTTAACTTTGCCTGTAACTGCTGTCTTTAGTTTAGATCCTGGGTTATCCCTTCTATACTTTGCAACACCAGCTTTTGTCATACCAGCACCAGCTTTGGTGGGCCTGAAATACTTCTTCGTTCTAGGCGGCATACTACTTTTTTTTCTTGCCACTGCGTTCTCCTAATAATACTTTGAATTTTTGCACACGGTTACGTGCGTTGCGCTCAGACTTAGCGTTCTTTTTGTCTAATGCAGTTTTAACATCTCTTCTAGCTTTCATCAACCCTTTTACCAAACTACGTTTGTATGGTGAGTCTTTCAGCGGAGATTTCTTATACTTTTTTCCTTTTACGGTTATGTGCTTTGCGGATGGCATCTTTACCTCGTTTAAATATGTTAACTACTTGGTTTTTGCCCATAACTTTAGCACGTTGTTCGCCAACTGTTAAGATTTGTATTTTGCGAGCAAACGGTTTAGAAACCTTTTTGACCTTCGCCACAGTCTTCCTGGCATCTTGCGGAGTCGCGAACGCAATACGTACAGTGTCCTTCGGATTTTCATCTGTATATAATCTCCTTCCTGAACCTTTTGGTTTTTTACCAGTCCCTTTTTTGGGATCAGCCATTAGATCATGCCTTCGTAATATTTTTTAAGACTTGGGTTGCCAACCTTTTGACCATCAACATTTAGTTCTATGAAAGAACCAACATAGCCTCCGTCAGCAGCTTTTTTTCTTTTCTTAAATGTTGCAACGTTTGTTGGTTTACCTCCAACACCTTGTGCTTTAGATCTTTTACGAGACACAGCAGAACGCCTTTGACTTTCTGTCATTCTGTTTGCTTTAGCTCTTGGAACACACTTAGGATATTTTCTTTTAGCGTCTTTTTTTTGTTTTGATCGACCGCACTTGGCAAAGCCCCCACCTTTTTTCTTGGAGCCTATATCTACCCAATCTTGTTTGAACCATTTATCTAGTCCTTTGTGACCAGACATTTAAACTATCCTTGTTCTTTTCTCTTTACCCTTCATGATAGCACCACAACCTCTTGCAACAAAGCCTCCGTTTTTTAAACCTTGAGCTTTTAATCTTTTAGTTGCCTCTATCAAACCACCTTTTGCTTTCTTACCGCGGAAGTCTTTTCTTTTTACACCTGAAGGATCTTTTATTTTACCTGCACAAATTTTAGACGCGTAGGCGTTTGCGTAAGCAGAAGGATAAACCTTAAACTTACGCTTTGCTGCAGCTTTTCCTCTTGGACAAAGTTTGGTCATTACATACCTTTTTTCTTCATCATGCCGCCGCCTCTTTTCATAGCTCGCTTCATCATACCGCCGCCTCTTTTCATAGCGCGTTTTTTCATGATTCCGCCACCCATCATTTTTGGTTTAGCCATGCCGCCGCCTCTTTTCATAGCGCGTTTCTTGGTAGCTTTTTTCTTTTTCTTTTTAACGGCGCCGCCTCTTTTCATCTTGCCTTTGCCGTCGGCTGCAAAGAATGGAACTTTCTTTCCGTCCTTCATAACCATTTTTAATTTATGTTCTGGCATTTCTGTATCTCCTATAGGATTGTCGTTTTAAAACTGTACCCTCATAATAATCTGAAGGCCAGTTGTCATAGTATCCAGTTTTACGTAAGTTGTCACTAGCTTTTTCTAACTCATCGAATTTTTGTATCAAAACCATCATGAACTCATTGTCTGGCTCCCAGTCACCTGTCTCCAAAAACTCTATGGGCTCTGGCTCTTCTCCATCGTATGGGTGTGAGCACATGAGATATATATCCTGGGGGACTAGCACCCTGTTTAATATATCTATAACTGCATTTAATTCTTCAGCATCATAGCCAATATCATCACAACCAACTAAGACTATTTGTATATCTGGGTCCTTCGCTAGCTTTGCACCCTCTATAATCTTATCTTGAAACTCAACAAAATTATGGCATTCCAATATTCTATATTTCTTTTGTAGTCTAGCCATCCTGGCGTATGGACAAACGGGAACATTGCCCAAATATTCATTCTTTGGTTCAAGATATTTTTCAGACCATTGCAGTATATCTTCAGTTATCGATCTCATTTAAATGTTTTTTAAGCATATCTAACAGCCAGGGGTTGTCTCTGTATACTCCCATCATCGCATTAGATATTGTATTTACTACTAATTCTTCTGCGTCATCTTCCTTGAGTGGGCCGTTCGCTTGGTTAAGAGAATAAATATATACTATCGCATGCAGGATTTCGTGCCATGTGGTATTGCAGCGCTCTTGTGGCACCAGCTGGTCTTGAATATAAATTACACCCTCTCTGGCCCTATACTCACCATAACTGTCTGTCATGTCGTCCGTAATAAAATCAGGTCTGACATATTTTATTTTTATGGTTCTGTAACCTACCTTAACTTCCTCTGGCCTACCATTAGCTGGCATAACCATGGAGTCTTTCAATTTTGTTTTCTTTCTAGTCATGCCT